GCGTATTATCTGTTCCACTTAAAGTGGTTCGACCCACCAGCAAGTTACCGCTCGCATCGAGGCGCATACTTTCTGTGTTACCACCAGCATAAAACAGCAAGTCTGCACTGTTTAATGCTTTACCTTGTGAAGCAATAGCCGCCCCAGATGTTGATGATCCAGACGTAAACTGAAGTCTTGGTCCATCATTAAGAGTTGTGCCAGTGTTTCTAAGCCTCAAGGTGTCAACTACACCTGAACCATTGGTTGACGAACCAATAATGTCTAACTTTGTATTCGGGTTTGAGTTGTTAATCCCAACTCGACCGCTGCTGTCGATGCGCATGGCTTCTGACCAAGATATATTGCCACCAGCAGAACCAGAACTAGCCGTTAAAAATTGATGCGTTCCACCTGTTTGTGAATAATATTCAGCAAAACCATTGTTCTTATATTTCCAATTTGAGCCATCATAATATGCGTTCGTTAAAAAGTGACCATTAACTGAAGCACTGGCAAAAACACCTCCAGAGGATGCTTGTGTTTCAACAGCCGCCATATTGGACCACCATGAACTAGGGGTAAGTCCAATCCCAACATTACCGCTGCTGTCGATGCGAAACTTAGAAGCACCATCATCACGGACATCAAACATATAGTTAGGGGCTGTACCTATAACATTTAAAAGAAAGCCATTAGTATTTGACGCTGTTGTAATATCTAAAGTAGTATTCGGGCTTGCTGTACCAATACCAAGACGTTCAGTACTCGCATCCCAGAAGAACTTTGGCGTGGTGCCTGTGTCCTCGTAGAAGCTGATGTCGCCTGTTTGACCTACTGTAAGCGTATTTGCAGAACCATCTAAATTCTTAAATGTATGTTGGAAAGAGTTATAATAGTTGTAGCTTGGTTGAAGCTGTATTCTGTTACCACTGCTGTGTTCAATTAAAGGATAGTTTGCGCCTGTCGCTTGAACAGTCAGCCCATCGCTGGACAAAACCCCAGTGATGTCTACACCTGTGCTGGTGGTGGCGAGTTTGGGTGAGTTGTTGTGATACAGGGTTACTTCTGCATTTTGTGTGGCATAAATATAACTAGCACCACTAGTGTTATCACCAATTCTTATATTAGCTGCGCCTAAACGTAAATCACCCACACCGCCTTCGGTTATATAACTATTAGCCCCATCATGGTAAATCTGTAGGTCAGACCCAGCACCGAAGATTACTTTGTCGTTATCACGAAAGGAAAGATTACCATCTATATTGGCATCACCATTAATATCAGCCCCAGTGGTACTGAGGTTGACCGCCTTAGAACCGATATATCCTGCCATTAGGTTTGCTCCATTACACTGATAATAACATCTGTTGCACCAGATCCTGTTACTTTAATTACGTCTGTTGCTTCCATAACCACTTTACCATCTAATACAGAGAGTGATGATCCAGCAGGTATAGCAGCGTTAGTTACAAGTTCTACATCTTGGTTTGCTTCATTGTTAGCACCAGCCCTGTTAGCTGTATCACTTGATAGTGTAACTGTACCAGTAATTTGAGAACCTGTAGTGTTGCCTAAAACTAATCCAAGGATTACTGCTGTTGTAGAACTTGCAACAGTATAGATAACATCTTCTGATGTAACCCCTGCCTTAGTTATGACCTTAAATGTATTTGCCATTTTCTTTTCCTATCCTAATGCGATGGCTAATGCTGTCGCTTCGTCTACAGCTACCGTAGTTGCAAAAGCTGTAGTAGCGATTGTAGTGTTGTTAGTACCAGAGCTTTGAGTGGCACCAGTTACAGCACTGTCAAGAGAACCACCGTTTATTGTAGGTGATGTCAAAGTCTTATTGGTTAGCGTCTGTGTTCCAGTAAGTGTAGTTACTGTATTATCAATTGCTAGAGTTACTGTATTACCTGTAGCACTTGAAGCCAGACCTGTACCACCAGCTACAGTAAGTGTCTCGCTATCTAAATCAATAGCTATTGTACCAGAATCTGTAGTGATGTCAAGATCTTCTGCAGTAATTGCTGTGTCTACATAATCTTTTACTGCAGCACTGGTAGGTAATGAAGTGTCATTGTCACTTGAACCAATACCTTCTGACTCAGTTACAATAGCAGAAGCTTTAAAGTTATCTACTTCAATATTAGATACAGTATTATTATCTACATCAATAGTCTTGTTTGTAATAGTCTGAGTGCCAGTAAGTGTAGCTACAGTAGAGTCAATAGCTGCTGTTACTGTATTACCAGAACCAGTGGTAGTTATACCAGTTCCACCTGCAATTGTCAAGGTTTCACTATCTAAATCAATACTTAATGCACCACCACTATCACCTTGGAAGTCAAGGTCTTGTGCAGTTACTTGTGCATCTACGTAAGCTTTAACTGATTGTTGTGTGGGAATAAGGGTAGCAGAGTTAGAAGACATGTTATCTTCGTCAACAAATGCTGTGACAGTGATTGTACCATCCGACAGGTTAGCAAAAGTAATATCACCTGCACTAGAGCCACCAATAGTTACACCGTCTAGTGTACCACCATTGATGTCTGCTGAAGTAAGCGTGATAGAAGCAATTGTACCACCTTCAACTTTATCACCAGAGATTTGATCATTAGCTAGTGTAAGTGTACCCGCAGATACATCAAGTGTCTTACCTGAGCCTACTGTAATGTCTGAGGTAGCAATAGTAGCACCATCAATAGTACCACCGTTAATATCTGCAGTATCAGCTACCAGAGAGTCAATATTAGCAGTGCCATCAATATAAAGATTACGCCACTGTTTTGTTGCACTGCCAAGGTCAAAAGTATCATCTGTGTTAGGAATAACATGGCTATTAATCTCTGCTCCGATTACAATATTATCTGTGTCGGAATCACCTAGAGTAATATCACCACCAAGAGTAATATTCCCATCTACAGTAAGATTACCTGCAAAGTAACCATCTTTAAACTTAAGGGAGTTAGTGCCAAGGTCAATGTCGTTGTTAGTTACAGGAACAATAACACCATCTTGAAATCTAAACTGTTCTACTGATGAGCTTGATACATCTACAAAGACACCAACTCTATTATTAGTATCATTGACAACAACTTTGTTTAGTGGAGTAACAACACCTGGATCACCAATAAGTCCAATTACTGGACCTTCACCTGCAGTGCCATTGTGTTTGTGTCCTGTAGCATTATGGAAAGCAGCAAGTAACTGGTCAAACTCGTCATTAGAGTCTGCTGCCTGAATAATATCACCGTCTGTATATGTAGACTGTCTTGTATAACCTGCCATTTACCTTCTTGCTCCTACATCAAATTCTAGCTGGAAACCCTTTAGTGAGTATGGTGAGGATTCTCCGTTATCAACCACACGAAGTGCTACAGCAAAACCTGATCCTTCTACTGGTTGTCTTACTAATGGATTAGATTGACCACCATACGTAGCAGTTCCATAAGTACCTGTACCATAAATAGCAACAACCTTTGTTGAATCAAAAGGATAAGCTGCTGGACGAGGGGCATCAGGTGACTCGTAATCGTACCTTAAAAACAAATCGGAGTTTACTGTTCCCGTTGGCGAGTAGTTAATAATAACTCTCTGAAATGCTTTACGTATACCTGCATCACCTGCAGTAAGGTCGGGGCTACGGTAACGTCCTATAACATTTGTACCGTCAAACTTATTTGTTTTTTCTTGTCGATAGATGTAGCCATCATATCCACCGTGTAATACAAAAGTATCCCCTTGAACACTTACTGAATCTGCACTTGCAGGTTGAATACCTTTTAGCTTAGCAAACTCGTAACCTTGAGCTTTTCTTACTGCAATAACACCAGATGTCTGTGCTTGTGTTTGATTATTAGGTTTAGAAAAGAAAATACGGTATTGAGTTTTATCTGGTATGACTAAACTATTAAAGTCATCAACATCAGTTTCACCCTCAAACAACTCTTGGACGGGTCTGCTAATTGTACCAAGCTCAACGTCATTAATTTTAGCTGTACCAGCAACAGTCCTTAAACCATCTCTACCTAAGAAGATTATTTCACCAGCAAGTTCTTGTACAGTAAAGCCATTAAGACAACCAATATCTCTTGTTACAGGTTGCATCACAAAGTCTGCAATAGTATTACCTACAAGTTTATAAATACGTTCTTCTGCAAAAATATAAAGCTCGTCACGAAATGGAAACAGTGCAGTTATCTTACTATCTACTCGTACTGAACCTGCACCATTAGCTGCACTAAAATCACTATCTGTATAAGGAGCAGTAAATACAACTTCTTCTGGTGAGGCTGACATACCTGCAAAGAACAAAGCATTTTTAAAATGTTTTACAAACTTAGGATTAGATGGTGCACCTGTAGCATTAAGATCTGTTACTGTTGTACCATCGTACTTAGTAGCGTTATTAGCACCATCAGCCCACACAATAACTTCTGAACCAGCTAAGTTATATCTGTCAAAAGAGTAACGTATGGCATTAGTTCTACCGCTATCAATGCTTGTCCAAGAACCACTACCACTAGCTGCTTCATAAATACTTGTACCTCTAGCAGCAATTACTTTACTGTTACCTGCAAAATATGCAGACATTAGTACAGGTTCTGTAGAACTAGCTGTCTGTGGGACTACATTAGTATTCCACTTTTCAAAACCATTGATTCGTCTGTAGCCACCTCCAGTGTCAGGCTCAAAGTTTTCTAACTCTAACGCCATCCCTGGTTCCATAGCAAAAGTAGAACGGTCAAGAACTAAACCACCTTGCAGTGGAAATACAAAAGGATTTAAACCTGATTCATCTGCCATTTAATCTACAAATCTTCCGATAGGTGTTCTTAGCATTACAGTGGAACGTAAGTAGTCTGTTCTATTGCTTAAAAGGCTTTGCATACTTTTGATACCTTCTTGAAACCTTGAGAAGTTTAATTGGTATTCACTTGCTTCTCCTCGATACTGATATCCAAAAGCTGTAGACCCGTCTACAATAACCTGGCGGTACTGCTCAGGTATCGTAGGAACATCTGTTGCCGCACTTAAAGCAGTTGTGTAAACGTAGTACTCAAACCTTAGTGAGTAAGCTTTATCTGGGTAAGGGTATAAACCAAAATTATTATCTGGGGTTCTGAATACATGAGTAGGTACACTACCCATATCAGATCTGTCTTCTTGTTCGATGTGCTTATTTAAATAGTCTTTATAGTCTAAAATAGTTAGTGATCTACCTTGAGCACCTAAAGAAGAGTCTTCTACAATTCTAAAGGTATCATAATCTACATGCTTAGCTGTAGCAGGTATGTTGTACCTAGTCGTACCAGCTACAAGTGTTTCTGTTTGTGTGGCATGATTATAAGGCCAACTGTATTCACGAGTATTAATATAATTAATGGCATCGTTTACAGCATTCTTACACTGTGTTTGAAATCCACGAGAAGATACAAAGCCAGCTTCAGTTAAAGCTACCTCATTAAACCTAGCTAGAACTTCGTTTGTAAGACCTAAGTAATTATATGCCATTGTGTTCCCTTAAAATAGCCTAAAGGGGCCACCCGAAAGCAGCCCCAAAAGTTATTTCACTTATGCAAGTGTATCACGGTCTACTTCCGCAGCAGCTTTAGTAGCACCCATTGGGGCATATACTACAAAGAACTGGAAAGAACCTGCTGATGGAGCATTTGAACCTGCAAGCAATGCAGTAATGGTCGTGTCAGCAGTTGTGACATTTGTGATGCCGTTTACTGTGGTAGTAGTGGCACCTAATGTTTTAGCGCCATTAATATCAGCAGTACCAAGCATGTCAACGTCACCACCTGTTACACCGTAGCTTACTGCGTTAGCACCACCGACAGTGGCTGCAGCAGTACACTCAGAGCCAGCAGCAAGAACCACGCAATTGCTTGGAACTACACCGATTTCGTGAGTTGAGCTAGTTGTAAGACTACCGTGAGCAATCACGGCAGTCTCAATACGAACTGGAGCTTGTAAAGCCATTGGTTAATACTCCCTTATGCCAAGTTGTATTTAGCAGTAACAAGAGCTTCTGGGCGAAGTATCTTCCTACCGTAAAGGTGCATACCACGAACAATGTCAGCGAAGCTGTCAGGGTCACGGTAAGTTTCAGTCTTGTTGATTTGCTCAGCAGTTGCTACAGCAGAATCATGACCAGCTACAATCGCCCCATAGTTAGCGTTTTGGTTTGCTGTACCTGTGGTTGCAGAACCAGTACCAACTGAAGGCAGGTTGCTTGAAGTGTATACACGGAAACCGTGGAAGTTATTCAAGACCAGACCATTACGTAGTCCACCTGCTTCACCGAAGTCTGAATTAAAGAGGCGTGAATCCTCGTCACGAAGTACTTCCATGAACACTGGGTCAACTACCAGCCACCTTCCTTGAGTATCAACTTGCTGTTGATCCAAGAGGCGAGCCATACGAGCAACAACCATTGCTGGTGAAGCGTATGCTGTTGGAAGGGCTGTGGCACCAGGCAAACGTGCTGCAACTGGAATCGAGTGATCACCAGCAGAGCCTGTTGTAATGTTACCAAAGTCACCTTTTTTCAGTTTCATGCTTGAAAGCAATTCATCTGAACCAGCAGTAGTTACTGCTTTAGTACCGTTTACTTGGTCATTGACAGTATCGGCATCGGCATGTAAAGCTGATTGCTTGTAGCCAGCCAAGTAACCAAGAACTTCTTGGTCGTGCTGGTCAGCCAAACGATAAGCTGCACGGTTGGTTGCAAGATCCATGAAATTAACATGGGAGTGCGCTTCCTCGATATCGTCGATTTTAAAGGCAAAATAGTTAGCTTTATCAACGACTAATGAGAAATCCTCATCATCAAGATCTTGTGCTGAGATGTTAGTACCACGAGCGTATGAGCTTACGGAAATCTCAGGTTCTTTAATAATTTTGACCGTATCCCCTTGGGCTGCGATCTCTCCGAAATAATCAGAGTTGGTGATGTCACCACATACAGTACTCTTGCGGAAAGCAAGCTGTACTTTTTTAGAGTAGATTACGGAACTAAAGTTGCCGTTTGGCAAGTTACCGTATCCCCCTGCTGTTGTAAAAGCCATAGTAAATCCTCCATGATATTTGGCTTAATAAATAAAACCCACACAAGGTGCTTAAGGTTAATCGAGTTATGTGTGAGTTTCGGGATACAAAGCTTAAACACCTATAAAGAGGCTGATTGTTTTTTAGGGTGCGTATTGTATCCAGTCGGCCAACCAGATATTTAACGGGCCTATACTTAATCAGGTAGTTCTTATTTTGTTTAGACTTTATGTAGTAAGGTTTGGGAAAGGTTTATAGTATAAGAGGTAGTCTAAAAAGAGGCTCTTAAAACTATACGTACTTAGTTATATGTACAAGAAAGGATTTGTCAACACCTATCGTGCACTACCACTAAGATCATACACGAATTTCCCTGTTCGCATAGCCTTAGTAATTTCTGCTTCACGAGATTCAAACTCTCTGGCTGACATCTTAGCAACCTCTGACTCTCTAATCATGGAGCCAGCTTCAGTAGGATCAACTTTAGTTCTTGAACCTTTGCCAATAGTTTTGGCTGCTGCCTTAGTCTTAGCCTTTTTAGCTTGAGGAGTTTCTCCGCTGTCAATCTTATAGAGATCAATCACTCTAACCACTGAGTCAGGATCGTCCATGTTTTCGTATAAGGCATCACGCACCCATTTCGGTTGTGCTTCTGCCCAAGAGTGAAACTCGTCTGATTCTCTTAGCTTATCAAAGTCAGGATGAGATTCTCTAATCTTACTCTCAGCTGTCTTACGCTCTGCCTCATACTGTATTTCATCTAACTGAGACAACCTATCTTCAGCTTTCTTAAACATCTCTTGAGCTTTTTTAGCAGCGATAGTCTCAACGATACCAGCTACGTCAGGATATTCTTTAGCCCAATTCTCAATGTCTTCATCTGACTTTGGTGGAACGATAGACTCTTTACGCATTCTATCTTCAAAACTACTAAACTTTTCTTCCCACTCTTTTTCTTTTTGCTGCATATGACGGCGTAGGTCACCATAGCGTTTCTTAAAAGACTTTTCCTCAGAGCTTAGGTCTGAGTCATCTTCTTGTGCTTCAACTTCAATGTTGGCTTCTTCTTGTTGGGTATCACCCGTGGTCTGTACTTCGGTTGCCTCAAGTCCCTCGCCATCGGATTCCTCTTCGACGGTTTCACCTCTGGCCTCCGCTTCTAGTTTAGCAATCTCTTTTTCTTCATCTTGTATACGTTTACGTTTAAGTTCGTAGTTATATCCTCGATCAACAAAACCTGCTGTCTTTGGGCTTTCTACTTGTGTTAGTTCAGGCATATCTTTCTCCTTATGTTGGGGCCAGCGGAATGCTGGGTAGCCTTATTTTTTTTTGGAATGCCTAGGGGTTTAACGTGATCCTAAGCCAGCACGTTTCATTTGGGGTTGTTCTGTATCTGGTTGTTGTACTGGGGCTGCTTCTACTGGAACATCCCTAGGAAAAAGACCTTGCATCTCAGGGAAGAGTTTACCTAAAGCATCTCCTATAGGTGTCTCAGGTACTCTTCTAAGAACTGATTTATCTTCCTCAGGTAAATTTAAAAACCTATTCAGAACTACTTCTTTGTATTCTTCAATACCTTCCATTACTTGATCCAATCTTTTTCTAGTCTATTAACCATTGCCTTGTAGGTAGTATAAGCGTTATCAAGCATATCCTTTTTGATATACTCAACAGACTTATCAACCTGAGATCCAATCCAGTCCCAGTCTTTATGATCAGATGGAATAGATGCAACAATCTGAGGAGCTACTCTGTAATACTTTTCTACCTCTTCTGGTATACCCACTAAGTAAGTATCTCTAAAGTTTCTTAGGGTAGTCAATGTCGGTCCATTATCCGCTTCACCTCTACGTTCAACAATAGCTGTAGTCAGGAAGCAACCACCGCTATCTGAAGCCTCATTAGCATTGTCTGTATTAGAACTATCTCCAGCAGCCGACTCATTAGCCCGTCTGTTAGCTGTAGCTACGTAGTGATCTGTTAAGGCAGGGTTAGCCGCCAGAGATTCTTTCTCTCTATCTGACAAGTGATTAGTTACGTTAGCACTTGTGTTAGGATTAGTCTTATCTAGTCGAGTAGACTTGTCATTACTTGTAGAAGGTTTTGCAGCAGGCTTTGCTGCGGGTTTTGCTGTAGGCCTTGCCTTAGGTCTAACTGTTGTTGCCCCTGGTTTAAATACGTTTACTGTCTCACCCTTATCACTGGTTGAAGTTCCCACAAAAGTACCGCCTAAGTCTTCACCTCTGATTGGACCTTCTCTTACAATAGCACCGTCATCTCTAACAGTGGCACCCCTATACCCTGGGCTTTCTGATATAATGTACTCGTTGACGTTTTCTTTACCTTTATCACTTAAGTCTTCGAAGTAAATAACAGCATCATCAGGCGCATCTATACTTGTAGCAGCTTCAACAGCGTTATTAAATCTTCTAGTACCTTTAGCTACGTACTCGTCAAGTGTGTCAACAACCCCTGGGGCATTTTTAATAAAGTTGTCTATTTCAGTTTGGATAGCTGTAGCATCCTCGTCTTTACCTAAGAACTCAGCCATCTGTAGGTTTGCTTGGGCCTTAGAAACAGCAGTAAGTTGTCCTGCAGCATTAGCCATACCAAGACCAAGACCTAAGAATGGATTAATAGCAGAGGCTACAATACCAGCACCTTGAGGTATTTTAAGTGCGCCTTCTAGTGCATCCTTAGCCCCTTGAAGAGGATCTTTTAGATTGACACCACTGTCCTCGTATAGAGCTTGAACACCTTCAGGAGTATTGGGATCTACCTTTGTTCTAATGTCTATGTCATCAGTTTGATCTTTGTCATCACTTGTTGCAACACCCTCAGTAGTTACCTCTGGTGCTGCCTCTTCTACACCAAAGTTAAGTTTAGTTCTGTTCTCTGGGGTATCTTCAAGGAACTCACCAAAGTCAGCTGGAACAGTGCTAATCGGTCTACCATTCAAGATAAGGACGGATATTCTTCTGCCATCCTTGTGGATGTAAAAGGTTGTCTTCATACCACTTTCACCAGTAGGTGTCGCATCTGGTGTAGTAGTTGTCGTTGTTGAAACAGGAATAGCTGTTGTTGGAGCTTGTTCCATAGTTGTGTCTAATCCATAGATCTTATTTGGATCTGTAGCAGTCGGTGTGCTTACCTGTGGTACTTGAGGTGTAGTAGGTGGCGTTGGGGCTGCTGAGACAGGATTTCCGAATGGATCTAACTGCTGGCCTTTGTAAGTTGTTCCTACAGAAACACCTTCAGCTGCTTTAAGAGGTTCTTTGTACATCATAGCTTGCTGCTGGTACGGATCAGTAGGAGCCATCTGTTGACCTACCATACCACCCATAGCCATACCAGTCGGTTCTTCTGCTGACATAACTTCTTGAAGTAAAGCCATCTCATCATCTGTTAGTTCATCATCATCTGGAATTGTCTCACCACCTATACGACCATTGACTTCCATCTGAGCAAGGTCAGTCTTAGCCTGAGAACGTAAGTCTTCGAAGAACTTAACACCATAGTATCGAGTAACGTCAGCAGGAACTACATACTCACCTTCGGACAGCATAGCTGGGATATCATCTCGTACTTCTTTAGGTGTTGATCCTGGTGGTACTTCATTCCCTGATACTGGATCAATTTCGTCTACATCACCACCAAGAGCATAACCAGCACGGCTAGACTTAAACACTACATCCATTTGATCTTTCATTGCCATACCGCCTTCGTTAAATTTTTGCGCAGAACCCATGCCCTCTGGTGCTGATGCTGTAGCATCTACCTCAATATAGTCGTACAGTGGGTGTTCTTTCTTACCTACTCTAATAGTTCCAATCTGCTCACCTAAGTTTATGTCACCGACAGTAGCGGGACGTAGATTTGGCTGAGGTACTTCTTCTTTAATTTTTCCCGTATCTTTATTTTTACGTTTTACTTTCTTGGTAAGTCTGTCCATGCGAACAGGGCCAACAAACTGTGTATCTAAAGTATAGAAGTGACCTTTCTTACCACTCATACTTTGAACAGCAACAATAGGATGGTCTAAAGATCTTTTTCCTTCATCTGTTACCATACTAAATCTTTCAGGTTGAAGCAGGTTAGTACGAACTTCTGGTCCTGTATTACCAGTAGCAGCCTTATAGTTTGCCTTCATGTCAGCTATAGTTAAGGAAGGACCATCATAAAGGTTGGCACGGGCTACAGACTTATTGCTCTGCCCAAATGTTGTTTTCTTTTGAGAGGGGCGAGCAGATACAAATAAGTTTTCAAAGGTTTCATTGCTTACATCTTTAGGAGCACCCTTACCCATCATAATGTAATTACCGAACTCAAGGTCTAACTCGATGTCAGCATCTTGAAGCATACCAACAAACCTATCCCCTTTGTAACCTTTCTTAGAGGGGTCAAAGAACTTACCAGGTCCAGGCATAATACTTCCAGCTGTTTCAGCAGACATAGCTCTCCCTAACCTAGGGTCTAAGTCAGCAGCCAAATCCTCTGAGGGACGAAGAATAGCTTCACCTGTTTTTTTAACTTCTTTGCTAGTAGACTTAACTGGAGTCATTACCTCTTCAAAGGTATCTTTCTTTCGGATAGAACCTACACCAAATGCAGAAGTAGTGCTTGTATCGATCTCATACTGAGAAGCTTTATTCTTTAGAGCCTTTAGTCCTTTAGATCCGAACTTAATCGCTAAACCACCAAGAGCTATCATAGCAGCCTCAGTTGCAGCAGACTTCCCAGCCTTATTTAATTCCTCTCGAATGTAGTTATAGTTGCGTTCTTCTTCAGGTTTAGTGTACTCATCTATAACATTAACTATGTTACCCCCAGCCTCATAGAAAGGAACTAGAGTTTCACCTGCTTTATCTAGGCCTGCCATAAGTTCTTCTTCAGAAACATTTTCTTTTAGGAAGGAACCAAAGCCACTAAAATCAAACGCACCTTCTCCTCTAAAACCAGGTCTACGAGAAAAGGGACTAGTTTTCTTTAAGGGTGGCGTAGCTAGAGTAGTATCTTTCTTTTCAGTTTCAGTAGGGTTAGTCGATGGAGCCGAAAAGTTTAAGTCACCCATCTGATTTGATAAACCAAAAGTATCTTCTGACACCATACCCCCTTCGTTGAAACCTAACTTAATTTTAATCTTATCTAAAAAGGATTCTTTATAAGAAGGTGCTTGAGGTGGCTCGCCTGACTCAGTAAGTATATCTTGAGCAGCTTCCATTAACTTTATATAAGGCTCATACTTTTTAACTAAAAATTTTGACCTGTCTTCGGGTTTCTTTTTTATTAATTTTTGAAACTCTTTTATTCTATTTAAATCTACTTTGTCTAAGTCAGAAGCAGGATCTTCCCCTCTAAGAATAGAATTAGCTACATCATCAAACATCTCTGTAGTGCCTTCATGTGATTCTCCAGAAGCACCTATCAAAGCATTGAAAGCTCTCTTTCCGTATTTTTCTTGAAACTTTCTTTGACCAGCTAATGGCCCACCTGGGTCATTGTTTATTTCCTCAATAATTCTATCAAATCCTCTATGAGACATTTCATGTGACCAAGTACGGGGGTTAGCTGTATCAACGTCTGTTACAATAGAGTCAGGGGTTGTTGCTGAGGCAACCTCACTGGGAACACCCTCTGCTTTTAGCAATGAGGTAGCTCTTTTTTGGGATATATTAGACGGAACATAAAAGGCGTTATCCTTTATATCCAGACCAACTATTTTTTCTGAAAAACCTTCGGGTACTGTAAGGTTAGTTACTTTATCTCTTTCGTACCCCTTAAAACCTAAGCGAGCAATAGGATTCCAAGACATGGATGGATCAAACTCTGCCCTAGATTCTACGGTAGCTAGGCTGTATTGTCTTTCTGGATCACTGATTCTACGTCTAGGTGCTATAGACGTTTCAGGAGCAGAAGATTTCTTTTCCCCTAATCCCTTTGGTCTAGGTTTTGGTCTTAAGGATTTTTTAGGAGCCGCCATTTACTTTATCCCTCAAGCGAGTCAAAGATCGTAGAGCACGTACTTCACCTTGAAGTCTGTATAGTTCCTCTACTTCTGTTCGTTGTTCTAGCTGTTTGTAAGCAAACTGAATGCGAACCTCTAACTCTTCTAGCATCGCATCCCAAGAGTCTTTGTTATTAACTACTAACTTTAAGTTCATGCAGCACCTTGCTGCCCTGTATTACCTGAGAAGCCCTGTTCTCCTGGCTGAGGTGCTGTACCAGTTCCTATGTTACCACCCCCTGCTCCAGAAGTATCCTGTACTCTAGGGGCTGCTCCCGCTCCCTGAGGGCCACCCTGAGGTGAGGGTACACCTTGCTGAGGTTTTGCTTCAGGATTTTGAGCTTGGAACTCTTTTAGAAGTTCTGCTTGTAGTCTAGCATCAGCCATCGAGTTGACTACCTTATCGGGATCAAGATCCATAGACTTAGCAATCTCTCTGATAATGTAATCCATCTTAGAGAACGGAGCTAAAGTTGGATTCTGGGTAATCTGTAAGAACTGAAGTAAACGCTGGCTGCGAACTTCATTAGCCATTAAGCTTTCAGTACCTTGTGCTTTAACTTCTAAATCACCTTTAATCTCTTGATCAAAATCAAACTGCATATTAAAGTTAAAGAAAGCTTTACCCAATGGAGAAAGTAAGTAATCGTCTACGTTCTTAACCACATTACGAATAGAACCATTAGCAGCAGACATAAGCATACTAATACCGCTTGCAGTCCTACCAACACCGCTAACCCCTGTTTGACCATGTGCAAAAGACGGGAACCCTGTTGATTCATCTGCTAATACCCTCGCCTTATCGAAGAGTTGCATGTTCTCATTAGATACATTGGGAAACTTGGTCCCAAAGATTCCTTGACCAGGTGCCCCTCCCTGTCTCCTAAACACCTTGCCAGGGTACACGGAGAGGTCTTGCCCTGGGACGAGATTTGTCTCGTCAACCTCGATGATAAGATTGCCAGATAAGGCGGCATTGTCAACTGCCATTCTCATAAAGCCATTCATCAAAGTCTGCGTATCGTCCATATTCTCAGCAATACCTACACCAAAGAAGCTGTAAGGATTAACTTCGTAAGGTACAGCGTAGTAAGGAATGTAAGAAGGTGTAAATGGATTAAGAACTAAACGGAGAACCTGCCCATTGCAGATCCATACGTTTACAGAGACTTGATCCACATCTTCCATATCTTCTGGGATGTCTACGTTTTGATCCTTTAGAATCTCAGTATCCATGTAACCCCAGAACTCTAAGACTTCAAAGCGTTCACTGCGTGACTCCTGCTCATCATCGTCCATAGCTTGTTCCCACCACTCTTTAGTGTAGGATTCACCCATAGAGATTGCTGTATCAATAGAGTTTGTGCGGAAGAAAGGTCTGTTCTTAAGTGCTCTGAGTTGAGTACGAGACATCTTGTGACGCTCGATGATATACTCTGCGTCATCCATGTTAGATGCATCAGGATCTGGGTAGAAGTTCCATATAGAAACAGAGGAGCACTTAGGTACAGTCTTAATAAGAGGTGAGTAGTCTCCTTCTTCAGACCAGTTGGGGTACTCCTTGTCTACAGCAAACGGACCTTTCATAATGCCTGTACCAAACAGTGCAC